CTGCACGCCATCCAGCTATCACTCTCCGATGTTTGATATGCCGCTGGATTTTTATACACGTCCCTGGGTGGAGGACTGCCGCAACAGCGTGCCGCACCCGGAACGCATCCGCGTGATGAGCGGACCGCTGACAGGCGTGTTTGGAGCGTATGAGGGATTAGAGACCAGAGACTGGAGATTGGAGACTCATGATCGTTAGCGGAGCAATTGCATCTCCAAAAGGCTCGCAGCCTTCGAAGACCGAATCGGTGCCGGACCAGGGCGGGAGCATCTGGGCGGGGCGATCTCAAACCCGGGCCAGGCAATCAGTCGGCCCGGAAACATCGAAACGCGTGGCGGCGGTATATCGCTGCTCGAATACGATCACCGATGATATCGCCGTGATGCCCTTCCAGCAGTTCGAGCGCATGCGGCTTCCAAATGGACTGCGGCTCACTCAACAGATCGATCCAGATGCATTTCTTCGCAATATGGCGTACCTGCTCGAGATCAGCCCCAACCGCTGGATGAGCCCGTTCATCCTGAAGAAGACGGCGCTGCTGTGGCTGCTCTTCTGGGGCAACGCGCTGCTCTGGCTGCCGCCTCCGCCGTCTGTACGCGAATTGTTCATCCTGCCCACCAATGTGACCATACCCAAGTTCGATCCAGATGGGGATCTTTGGTATGAGGTGAGATTCCCCAACGGCAGGAAGCGTTTTATTCCATCGGTTGAGGTAATGCACGTGATGATCAACTCGACGAACGGGATCTGGGGCAGGGGAATGCTCGAATACGCGCGTGAGACGATAGGCTTGCGGATGGGACAATCTGCCACACAGGGCAATGTGCAGGGCCAGGGATTGAATCCAGCAGCCTATATCCAAGTCAATGCGATGCTCGATAAAAAAGGGCGGGATGCTTATCGTGAGGCATATAGCGATGCGATCCGTGGCGCCGAAGATGCGGGCAACCTGGCGGTGTTCGATCAGAAGGTCGTGAAGTTCGAGCCGATCACAATGCAGTTCCGAGATGCGCAATTCCTGGAAAGCGTCAATGCCACCGATCTTGAGATCGCAAACTTTTTCAAGTTCCCGGCGTACAAACTTAACTCCGGTAAACAATCCTATCAAAGCAACGAACAGCAGGACCTGGATTATTTAAAATCCTGTCTTGATCCGCACCTGGTGCAGTGGGAGCAGGCTGCACGCTTGCGCTGGCTTTCTGAAGCAGATCAAAAGGGGAATTATTTCAAATTCATTCGGGAGGCGATCCTGCGCACGAATGCCAAGAGCCGGGCCGAGCTGCACGAGATCCAGATGCGCTCCGGCACATTGACGCCCAACGAATCACGCGAGATCGAAGATCGCGATGGTTATCCGGAAGGCAGCAAGTTCTATATGACCAAAAATTACGGCCCGGTGAGCGGCGAGCCTCCACCGACGGAAGGAGAGTGAGATGGTGAAGAAGCAATCAGCAGTCAGCTATCAGCTATCAGCGATCAGCGGTCAGCCATCAGCGATCAGCGGTCAGCCATCAGAGATCAGCAGTCAGCTATCAGCGATCAGCGGTCAGCCATCGCAGCGGCAATCTTATCTCTTGCAAGCTTTTGTAGATTCTCCCTGGGCGATCCTGCCTTATAAACTGGCCGTGCTCGAGGAGATCGTCGTGAGACACATCTCCGGTGAGAAGCTCGATGCGGAGGAAATCCAATCAAGAATACATGGCGCGGTGCGTCCTCCAGAGCGCCAGGTGAAAACCGTGGCTGTGCTGCCGCTGTTTGGGACGATCTTTCCGCGCGCCAACATGATGACCGATGTCTCCGGCGCCACGAGTGCGGAACGATTCGGTGCGATGTTTTCGGAGTTGGTCCAGAACCCGGAGATCAGTGCGATCGTGCTGGATGTGGACAGCCCGGGCGGCCAGGTCAACGGCATCGACGAGGTTTCCAAACGCATCTTCGATGCGCGCGGGCAAAAGCCGATCGTGGCCGTTGCCAATCACACGATGGCATCGGCAGCCTATTGGATCGGGAGCGCCGCGGATGAGGTTGTGGTGACGCCCTCGGCGGAGGTCGGATCCATCGGCGTCTTCGCGGTACACCGAGATATCAGTGGAGCCCTTGCACAGAATGGGATCAAGATCTCGCTGATCAGCAGAGGAAAATATAAGGTCGAGGGGAATCCATATGAAGCCCTAACAGAGGAGGCCAAATCCGCGATCGAGGTAAGGGTTGGAGAAGCATATGATGCCTTCGTCGAAGCCATTGCTCGCAATCGTGAAACGAAACCGGCCACGGTCCGCAATGGATTTGGAGAGGGGCGGGTGGTCGGTGCGCGCCAGGCTGTAGATTTGAGAATGGCGGACCGGATCGGGACACTCGAAGAAACTATCACCCGCCTGCTCAATAGGAGTTTTTCGTCTGGCTCCGCGGGTGCGGGGCAGGCTCAGGATGTCAATCATCCGCGCGAGCTGGAGTCCAGCGCTTCAGCCGATGTGGTTATTGAGCACGAGGCGAAGCGCCTGCGTGACTATGTTGAGATTTTCAAATAAGGAGAATTCGAATATGAATCTGAAGCCCTATCTTGACGCCGCACAAGCTGCGGATGCCGAAAAAAAGCGGATACTGGCTGAGATGGATGCCGCCTTCAACGAAGGGACTCCAGAGGGTAAGGAGAAGGCGCTTTCGCTGCGCCCCGCGCTGGACGAGGCAACCGCGAAGGCAGACCAGGCGAACCAGTTGTACGCCAGCATGCGTGACGCATCGCTGGTGACAGACAATATGGCCTCGTTCTTTACCGTCCCTCCGGATCCCGCTGTCCCATCGCTCAACCAGAGCGATGAAAGCGGAAAGCCCAAAACGATGGCGCTTCCCGAGTTCAAAGCTCTGACCCCACGCGAGCGATTGGCGTTTGCCAAGAGCGGCGGGAAACTCACTGATTAGGAGATACGCCCATGACTGCAAACACATTAACTGGCCTTGTCGTCGATGCGCAGGTTGCTGCTGACCGCGTCCTGCGCGAGCAGACCGGCTTTATCGGCGGAGTCTTTATGGACCCATCTGCCGATATGGTCGCGAAATCTCAAAACATTACCTACCCCATCGTCCCCACGATGGCCGCGTCGGATGTGACGCCTGCGGCAACGCCCACCGATCCGGCGGGTCAGACCGTTGGATATGGACAGATGACCATTAGCAAGGTCCGGAAGGTGCCGATCCGCTGGAGCGGCGAAGAGCAGAAATCCATCAGCAAGATCTACGACAACGTCAAACAGGATCAGCTCGCTCAGGCATTTCGCACGCTGGTCAACGAGGTCGAATCCGATCTTTTTACCGCTGCAAAGCAGGGCGCCTCGCGCGCTTATGGCACAGCCGGCACAACGCCTTTCGGGACTGCCGGAGATCTCTCTGACGTGGCGCAGGTGCGCAAGATCCTGGCGGACAACGGCGCCTGGACCAGCGACATGCATTTCGTGCTGAACACGTCAAGCGGAACCAATATCCGCGCCAAGCAATCCAGCCTATTCAAGGTTAACGAAGCCGGCTCGGCAGAGCTGTTGCGTGAGGGGAACCTCGGCAGACTCGAAGGATTTGATTTCCACGAATCCGGGCAGATTGCTGCGCACACGAAAGGCGACGGCACAGGCTATCTCGTGGACCTGACCGCGGGCTATGCAGCCGGCTCGACCACGGTCCATGTGGACACCGGCACTGGCTCACTCCTGGTGGGCGATGTGCTGACCAATACCAAGACCGGCCGCGACACGAATAAGTACATCATCAACACTGGATTTGCGGGTGATGGCGATGGTGATATCGTCCTGGCGAAACCGGGCAATCAGGTGGCCTGGGTCAACAATGACCCGGTGGCTGTTGGAAATGCCTACACTGGCAACTTCGCGTTCGAACGCAATGCGATCCACCTGCTCACACGTCTGCCTGAATTGCCACGGGAAGGCTCACTCGGCGAGCACGAGGTAATCACAGATCCCTACAGCGGGATCTCGTTCCTGCTTTCCGTGTATCCGGGATATCACCTGGTGATCATCGAAGTTGCATTGGCCTGGGGCACGAAGGCTGTCAAGAGCGAGGCGATTGCCACGCTGCTTGGATAGGCCACTCCCTGGCCCCCTCTGTCCTTCGGACATCTCCCCCAAATAGCCTTCGGCGATTTAGGGGAGATGAAAGGAATTGATTATGGCTGAGCTTTATCTCATGGAAAAGGCCGGTGAAGGCCGCATGTACGTTCCAGCCGAGAAGAAAGCCGAGTATGAGCAGAACGGCTGGATCGTTGTTGCGCGCCCGCCTGCGGCGCAGCAACCCGCACCTGGCGCAACGGCGCCAAAGGCTGAGGAGGTTGAGAGTCAAGACTCCTCCAGCAGTTCCGGCAGGAGACGGTCTTCGAAGAAGCCGGAGTAAACGAGCAAGGATATGGCTGATTTTGTGTTCAATATTGCAAAAGGCAAGGTGGCTCAATATGTACAAAATGTGGAGGATGGTTCACCTGCAAATTCACGACTGAAAATCGTTCCAATCGAGACATCAGGTATCGAAGCAGATGCAACGCTAAAGGATCACAACGACCTAGCGGCACTGTTGGGGGGCACATCTAACGAACAGACTACAATGGGACGAAAGACATGGGCGGCGGCGGATCTGGTCATTACGGTGGATGATACAAACGAACGGGTTGATATTGATTCCGCCGACATTACCTGGACCGGCGCAACCGGTAATGCCATCAGCGCGTTGGTGGTGGTCTATTTCCCGGATGGGGTGACACCGGGCGCGGATAGTACCGGCATCCCGCTGACGAAGCATGATTTCGTGGTGACGCCGGATGGTTCGGATATCGTGGCGCAACTGGCAGCAGCTGGATTTTTCAGAGCATCGTAAATCACAGCGCGAACAGTAACCAATGACAATCGTCATCACGGCTGGAGCATGGGATCCGTCATCCGCAGGCGCAAGCGTTGACCCTGTCATGCCTGCGAGTCCACAAGCGGGTGACTTGCATGTGTTGTATTTTGGCGTCAAGCCCTATACAACCACCGTTACTCCGCCCTCCGGCTGGACCCTGATTCCGAATACCGATGGGACAAATGGTACGGTTGGCAGTGGGACAGATGTAGGCTCTATAAAACAAGCCGCCTATTATCGCTACTGGCAATCAGGCGATCCGACAACACCGTCCGTTGGATTTAGCGGCGCAAGTGTTGGTCTGGGCGTCATCATTCGTTTTCGGCCAACTGCCGGAAAAACCATAAATGTACCTGTTGGCGACAAAGGCAGTGACGTATCCAGCGGTACGGATTACGCCGCAACGATGGGGGCGGATATTGGAATCACGGTTGGCGATGCAGTTGTATCGTTTACGACCATTGCCGGAAACAATTCCACGTTCGGCTCGCCGACCTTGAGCGCTACTGGAGTCACATTCGGGACGGTGACAGAAAATCCCGCCACTGAAGGGAGCACTTCAAGCGGTGACGACTTAGAAGCATCCGGTTCAACTGCCCTGCCTTCGGCTGGTCCAAGCAGTGCGGCGGCGGTGGTAGGATGGACGTTGTCTGTTGCGCAAACGGGGATGACGGCGCTGGTGCGGATACGAGAATCATCTGCCAGCACACCTGTCAATCAAACAACCGAAACGGATACATCGCAGGCAATTGGGAAGGTCAAGAATAAGGGGATTGGGCAAAATACTGAAACCGATCTGTCGCAGGCGATCACTCGAATCAAGCAGAAATTATTGGGACAGAATACTGAAACGAACACGGCGCAGGCGATTGCCAAAGTCAAAATCCGTCCGGTCGGGCAGGCACTTGAAACGGACCTGGCGCAGGCGATCACATTTTCTTCGGGAGCTACGCCGGTCGGGCAGGTAATAGAGACTGACACTGCCCAGGCGATCGGCAAAGTCAAGCAAGCTGCAATTGGACAGACGAGCGAGGCTGATACTGCTCAGGCGATCACACGGGTCAAGCAAGTTTCCGTCACCCAGGTCAGTGAGACTGATCTGGCCCAGGCGATCAACAAGATCAAGACCAGAGAAGTCGGTCAGGTCTCAGAGATTGATACAGCTCAAATAGTTGCATGGGCTCCGAAGCATCGCATGGTGGCCCAGGTCACGGAGGCAGACCTTGCCCAGGGGATTAGCTCTGGTGGAAATATCCTGGTTAGCCAGGTCAGCGAGACTGACACGGCTCAGGCGGTTGCAAAGCGGAAGATCAAATCAGTCGGTCAGGTCGGTGAGACCGATACCGCGCAGGCAGTTGGCAAACGAAAGCTCATCGTCCTGTCGCAAGTCGCAGAGACGGATCTTGCTCAAGCTCTGTTCCCGAACAAGCGCGTCTCTGTGGTTCAGGTCGTCGAGGTGGATACTTCGCAGCCTCTCTCGGCGAGGAAGATCATGAGCCTTCTGCAAGCCAGCGAAATCGATGCGGCAATGAGCATCAACGCCATGGGGGGTGGCGGTGTATCGAAGATACTGAAGCCCAGCATGTCGAGCATGGAAGGAGCGATGAGGAACCTATGACCCTGGAACAGATCGCTGTAGCTCTTAAATTTCATGCCTTCTTTGTAGCATCGAAACAGGGCAAGACCGGGCTGACGGTCACCGTGGATGTGTATCGCAATGGGACCCAGATCGTGACGGATGCAGCTGCGTCGGAGATCGGTGGGGGCGTATACAGCTATCAGCTCGCGGCCGGATCCGTGACGGTCGAGGGCGAGTATGTTGCGATCTTCAAGACAAGCGACGCGACAGTTGATTTCCAGCATGTGCCGCAATTGTTCACCGTCGGACGCGCGGGCATAGAGCATTTGGATGCCGATATCAGTGGGGTCACCACGTTGGGAGCCGGCGCCATTTCCTGGCCGATCACGATCACCGTTGGTGGAAATCCGGTGGATGGTGTGGACGTGTGGGTCAGCACGGATGAGGCTGGCGCGAATGTCATTGCGCGCGGTGGCACCGACGACAACGGCGTGGTGGCGTTCCTGCTGGATGCAGGCGATTATTTCGCCTGGAAACAATTGGCAGGATATGCGTTCACGAACCCGGAGAGTTTCACGGTGAGCTAAATGGGATCGACATTCACTGGGACCGCTGTAACTTATGGAAACATTCTGACCGCTCAGCAGGCGGCCAACGCGCTGCGCGTGGAAGCGTCCGATCTTCGGATGCTTGACCTGCTGCCGCAGGTGGATAAGTTCGTGGAGCGCGCGACGGGCCGCGATTGGACCCAGGACACGACCAGGCATCCCCTGGCGGTGGCCGCGGCGACAATGCTGATGGTGCTGTGGTTCGATAATCCGTCGATGATCGGCGATGCAGGCACGCTGCCGTTTGGCCTGACATTTGCGCTGGCGCAGCTCGAGGGAGAGGCTCTGCGATATCGGACGTATCAATTCCGCGGGTTGAGCAGCGCCGGCGGGGTCGGAGTGCCTGATGCGCTCTATGGTGATGACGTGATCAGCCTGATAGGTGTGCACGGCGTGAGCGGCGATCAATCGTCCAATTTCGAGAGTGAGATCTCGGTGGCAGGCGCGCTGCAACAGACATCTTCGAGCGATCTTTCCGATAACGTGTACGTGGTGATCTTGAAATCGCCGTCGGAGGATGTGCTGCCGTGAAACCTGCGGCTGTATTGGGTGGCGGGCCAAGCCTGCCGAAGAACCTGAAAGAACTGCCGACAGATTGTGTGCTGATCAGCGTCAATGATCACGCATTTAATTTCTGCGAGCCGCATGTGCTGGTATTTCAGGATCATTTAGATCAGGCGCCGGCGGTGCAGGATGTGCTGAAAACTTTCACCGGCCTGGTGGTGAGCCCGAAGCTGGGCAGCGATATCGAATTGCCCGCGGACTGGTGGGATGAGAATATGTCGTCTGCCCTGGCGACGTGGTACGCGTGCTGGATGGGATATGACCCGGTGATCCTGTGCGGCATGGATTGTTACCAGGGAGGCGTGAAGTATTGTCATCCTCGGCCCGGGTTCGATCATCCGGTTTTTCGCGTGCCATTGAAATACCACTTGATCCGCTGGCGCAAGGCATTCGATAAATGCCCGCATCCGGAGCGGATCCGGGCGATGAGCGGTCCGCTGGTCCATGTATTCGGGCGTTATGAGCCGCAGAAGAAGCCAGCCAGCCGGACACGGACACGAACACGGAGATCGATGGTGCTCGAATGACTCTTCTGCCAGGCAGAATGATCAACGCCGGCAAATACCGGCACCAGATCACGATCCGCAACCCGGCGACAGATGCCAGCCGGGACTTTGGCGGTCGCAAGGGGACCGGCACGACGGTGGCCACCGTGTTCGCTTCGAGGGAGGATTGGACCGGGTCGGAGCTGGATGAAGCGGGACGGCAGACGTCGATCGTGACCACGCGCTGGAAGACCCGCTATCGGACGGACATCCTTCCAAAAATGGAGATCGTGCTGGGCTCGGATATTTTCAATATCACATCGGTGCTGGATTTCGACGGCACGAAACGTGAGCTGACGATGGAATCGAGGAAGGTGGTCTCGTGATGTTTAAACACGAAGGGCACAAAGAGCACGAAGGAGAAGGTTTTTATGAGTGATCTAAAAGTGCGGCTGCTGGTTGCCAGGGTGATCAATGGTGGCGTTTGGCCTAAAGGCGAAGTGGTCCTGATCTCGCAAAGAACCGCTGAGCAATGGATCGCGGCGGGGCAGGCGGAGGAAGTCAGCGAGCAGCGATCGACAGGCAGAAGGCGGAAGGCAGAGGAAGATGAGGAGCCAAATGAATCTGAATAAAGGCTCGATCGGCAAAGGACACGAAGGAGCACAAAGGAGAATTTGAAAATGCCGCGTCCCAATTTTCGCAATGCGAAGAATATCCGAGGGAAGCTCAGGATCGATCCGCGCTCATTGGAAGAACACAACCGCAAGCTCAGGAAGTTGGCAGGCGCTGTGCGTGAGGCTGTGGTGCGCGAGGCGCTGGCCGCGGGCGGAGGGATCATACAGAGCGCAGTCAAGGCCAAGGCACCGGGTCCATACATTGGCATCGAGGTCGTGAAGGGCGGGCAACTCTCAAAGAAGTGGCGATCAGCGGGCGCCCAGGGTGTCAAGGATAACGCGCTGTATGTGGCCATCGGCCCGGATGCGGACCACTGGTATTACCGGTTCTCCGAATATGGCGTGAAGCCGCATGGCGTGAAAAGACGCAAACGAACGCGCAAGGAAATCCAGTTGCGTACATCCTCCTCGAGAGAGGCGCGCGGCGCTATTCGCAGGCAATTCGCAGGAAGGAAACCGGCCATGGTCTTTACGGTTGGAGGACGATGGGTCTTCGCTCGAAAAGTGAGAGGTTTTGCGGCAAAGCCATTCCTGAAGCCGGCAGCAGAGAGCCAGGGCAACGCGGCAATCCAGGCAGTTGGCGAAGTGCTCGGTCGTGAGATCGAGAAGGCGGCGAAAGGTTAATTAATGGCGACATCTGTGATGGCAGGTCTGGCACCGTATATCGAAGCGGAAGTGCCTGAAGCGGGCAAAGGCTTCGGTTTTCAGGTCCCGCAAGATGAGGCCTATCCGGCCTGGAGTTATCAGATCGTTGACGACGAGGAGATTTTGTCTCATGGCGGCAGGACTGGATTTTATAAGGCACGCGTCCAGATCCAGGTGACTGCGAAGGAGACTGCCAGCGCGAGCGCGTATGTCAATGCGGCCAGCATTGCAGACAAGATCCGCACAAAGCTCAACGGATTCAAAGGCGATATGAGTGGCGTGCAGGTCAAATTCTGCAAAACGATGGCGAATGATGATTGGGCAGATCAAAAGCAGTTACCCACGGCCAGCATCGATGTGTTGATCAATTACAGGCTATGAGATGACCAGAGTGCCGATGGATGTGCCGTTTCATAAACTGCGTGCATGGTTCCGCGGGAGGCCTGCGGCGGTTCTCGGCGGTGGTCCCAGCCTGCCGGGTGACCTGAAACGCCTTCCCGAGGAATGCCGTCTGATCAGCGTGAATGATCATGCCTTCCATCACTGCCGGCCGGATGTGCTGGTGTACCAGGATCGCTTGTACTGGGCGCCGGCGGTAGAGGATGTTTTGAAAACATTCGACGGTCTGGTCGTCTCACCGCACGAACCGAGCGATATCGATCTGCCGCGCGGCTGGTGGGATGTGAACCAGTCCTTTGGACTGGCGACCTGGTTTGCATCCTGGATGGACTGCGACCCGGTCATCCTGTGCGGGATGGACTGCTACCAGGGCGACGTTAAGTACTGCCATCCGCGGCCCGGGTTTTATCATGACATCTTCGATGTTCCGCTCGAAGAACATTTGAAGCTCTGGCGTGAGGCGTTCGTGAAATGCCCGCATCCTGAGAGGATCCGCGCTACGAGCGGGCCGCTGGTCAATGTCTTCGGAGTCTTCGAGGACAACTTATTGCATCGCCTACGGCGCTAGCCGTGGCTGATATCGAAAGGAGTTTCTTATGACGACAGAAGGCGGATTTGGACTGCAAATCAAGATCACGGTAGGGACAACGTTGACCGCGATCGTGGACGTGCTGGAAGGCAGCGAGCTTCCGAAGTTTAAAAAATTCATCGCGGACGCGACGCCACACAGCGCCACCGGCGGCTGGGCAAAGCGCGTGGCGACTGGCAAGCGCTCATTGGAGAGCTTCAAGATGGTGCTGGGCTGGGACACGGACCAGACCACCCATGCAGCCATTCAGACTGCATTCGACAGCGACAATCCGGTGAGTATGAGCGTGATCTCGCCGGATGGCGCGGATGAGACGATCGCATTCTCGGCTCACATCGAGGAGATCAGTCGTATCACCGCGCAGGAAGATGCCTACACTGCCGAGGTGATGGTCACACCGACCGGAAAACCGACGATCACGTGAGTTTTTAGCGATCAGCAATCAGGGATCAGCAGTCAGCGATCAGGGATCAGCGATCAGCGATCAGGGATCAGCGGTCAGCGATCAGCGATCAGCAATCAGTCTTGTATGCCTGGCTGACCACGTGGCTTGACAAGAAAGGAATCTTATGGACCCCAATGATCGATCAAATGGTCATCATGAACTAAGCGCGCAGGAAATCATTGACATCGAGGATGTCGTGATCGAGTCGCACATCGTGCCGCAATGGAAGAATGGACTGGTTTTTGTGCGCTCGGTCTCAGCCAAGGAACGCGGTGAGATCGAGGCCGCCGCGGCGATGTTCAAGGAGACCAAAGGTAAGGATGCCAGTTTCGCACGTGATTTTACAGTCAAGTTCGCGTGGCTTGCAATGTGCGACAGAGATGGCAAACGACTTTTCACGAAGATCGAAGACGTCGCGAAATTGAAGGAAAAAAATGCTGCAGCGATCTCGGCCATTGCCGAACATGCGCAGAGACTCTCTGGTTTCAGCAAGGACGATCTGGAGAAGCTGGAAAAAAACTTCGAGAAAACCCAACTCGAAGATTCGCCTTCCGCCTAGCGAAGGAGTTGGGTAAATGGAACGTGGACGGGATGCTCTCACGCATGTCGTCGCACACATTGACCGAATGGATGGCCTATCACAACCTGGAGCCATTCGGCGATGAATTGATCGATATCCATTTCGCCGAGCTGAAGGCGATCGTTGCGAACGCCAACCGCAGGAAAGGAGCGCAGCCGATCGAGTCGAAGAAGCTGCGGCTGTGGAAGGCCTTCGAGCATTTCGATCCGCAGAAGTATTACGATGATCTGAAGGCGGCGTTGTCCTTCAAGAAATTGGATTGAAAAATCTCACCACGAAGGACTCCAAGGAGTACAAAGGAATTTTTTGATCCATGACTGCCTTATCGAATCTCCTGGCACTGCTATCACTCGATGACAGTGATTACCTCGCAGGCCTGGTGAGCAATCAAACAGCGACCGCGAGCTTTGCCACCAAGCTCTCGAGCATTGGCGGAGCTGTCGTGATCGGCGGTCTGACGGCTGCGGCGACTGCCATCGGCGCGGTCGGTGTGGCCGCGTGGGAGGCTGGCAACACGATGGACGATGCGATGGATAGGATCGCAACATCCACCGGCGCCACTGGCCCGGAGCTGGATGGATTGAGGGATGACTTCGAGGCGGTATTCACATCGGTGCCAACGGACGCGGGCGCGGCAGCGGAAGCGATCAGCATTCTCAATTCCAGACTGGACATCACCGGACCCGGTCTGCAGAACCTGGCCTCTCCCCTGCTGGAGGTGACGCGCATCCTGGGCGGCGATCTGGCGACCAATGCGGAAGCGTTCACGCGCGTGATGGGTGATTGGAATCTGCCGGTCGAGGATGCATCCGCATCTCTCGATGCGCTGTTTGTGGCTGCACAGGAGACCGGGGCTCCGCTCGACCAGCTCATGCAGCGCGTGGTGCAGTATGGCGCGCCGATGCGCAATTTTGGCTTCTCGTTCAAACAGGCCGGCGCGATACTGGCCGCGTTCGAAGCGCAGGGCGTCAACACCGAGATCGTGATGAGCGGGCTGCGCATCGCACAGGGCAAATTCATCATGCAGGGTAAGGACATGAACACGGGCCTGTGGGAGACGGTGGATGCAATCCAGAATGCGACGGAGGCCGAGGGCCTGAAGATCGCGACGGACATCTTCGGCACCAAGGCGGCGGGCGATATGTTCGACACGATCCGCTCTGGGAAATTCGATGTGGACGAGCTGACCACAGCCATGATGAACGCGGATGGCGCGATCATGGAGACCGCTGCCTCCACGATGGACTGGGGCGAGAAATGGACCATTTTCAAGAACAAGATCACGACCGCCCTGGCGCCGATCGGCGAAAGCATGATGGCCGGCGTGGGCAAGGCCATGGACGCGGTGGTAGCAATTTTCGAGCGGCCTGATGTGCAGGCAGGCTTGACGAAATTCACCACGATGATCGGGAGCTTCATCACACAGGCCGTATCTTATATTCCGATCTTGATCGACGGCTTTTTTCAGTTCATTTCATTCCTACAAAATAACCAGGGGATCGTGATCGGCATCCTGGCTGCGCTGGGTGTGGCTGCGATGGCCTGGGGTGTGACAACCGCAGCTGCGGCGATCACGGCGATGGCGCCAATGCTGCCGGTCATTGCTGTGCTGCTCCTGATCGGTGCGGCGGTGTATTTGCTGTACGAGGCATGGACCAATAACTGGGGTGGGATCCAGGAAAAAGTGGCCGCGGTGTGGGCCGCGCTGCAACCGGTCTTCGACCGTCTCAAAGCCTGGCTCGCGGTGGCAATCCCGGCCGCGCTGCAAATCCTGAAGACCTGGTGGGACATCACGCTCAACAACTTGCGCATGATGTGGTCTTTTCTGCAAACGTATGTGTTTCCGATCCTGGGCGCACTGGCAAACCTGGTCGGTTCGGTATTGAGTGTGGTTTTCCGCGCATGGGTTGGCATCCTTCAGAATGTGACGATCCCGATGCTTCAGTTTTTGTGGCAGATCTTCCAGGATAAGGTGCTGCCTGTGATCAAGACTGTGGCGGGCTGGCTCGCGGATAAATTAGGTCCGGCGTTCCGCGGCATCGGCTCTGCGGTCAGTTGGGTGATCGATTGGATCAACCGCCTGGCGGATAAGCTGCGCAACATCAAGCTACCAGCCTGGATGACGCCTCATTCCCCCACCCCGTGGGAGATGGGTTTGCGCGGGGTGAGCGATGCGATGCAATCATTGACGCGCTCGCAGCTCCCCACGTTCCAGGCAGCCTTGCAGCTCCAGGCTCAGCCGATCGGCGCGAGTGGGAGCATCGATATCCAGCCAAGAGGAGCGAGCAGCAGTCAGCAGTCAGCTTTCAGCGGGCTGAATGCGGAAGGCAGCAACGATGCATTGATGCGTGACATCCAGCGACTGCTGAGAGATCTACCGGGCGAGATCGTAAAAGCCACGCGGGATGATCGCCTGCGCAGGAGCGCATGATGACGGAATTTCCAACGGCTCATCGCATTCTGGCGAGTCTCAATGATGTATGGACCGACCTGACAGGTTATGTGATCGAGGACATCACAGGCTCGTGGGGCATCCAGGGGAATGGCGCGCTCGATCTACTGGCCGATGCCGGCGCTATGCACTTCACGCTGAACAACATGGACCAGCGTTTTACACCGGGGCATGCATCCGCGCTCTCGGGATGGGAAAAGGGCATCGAGGTGAAACTGGAGATCGATTATGAGGGTGGCACTTACGTGCACCTGGGAACGATCAGCGATATCGATGTGCCACTGGATGATGATCTCTTCGACCGCGCCTATGTGACCGTACACGACTGGCTGGAATTCAGCGCGATGAACCCGATCGTAAACCCGGGGATCCTGACGAACCAACGTGGGGATGATGTGATCCGCGCGCTGCTGACCCTGATCCCAAAACAACCCCGGGCGACGGACCTGGATGTGGGCGTGAGTGTTTTTCCGGCGACGTGGGACACGGTTACATCGCATACGAAGGGATACTCGGAGCTTTCGAGGGTGGCGTTTTCAGAACCTGGCTATGTGTATTTGCGCAAGGATAAGCTCCTCGGCGAGACGCTCGTCTTTGAGTCGGCCCATGCGCGCAACGGGCTGCGTGAGCTCGACATACTGCCTTTAGGCGCATCTGAATCGGGTGCGCTGAAGAAAGAGGATGGGGGCTATTTGCTGAAGGAGGATGGAGGCAAGATACTGCTCAACCAGGTCGGGAGCTTGTTCGCGGATAACAGTATGATCGACGTGGAATCCGATTATGGTGATGGCGTGATCAACTACATCACACTGCGGGCGAACCCGCGCAGGCTGAGTGCAAGTGCGGAGATCCTCTTCCAGCTCGACGAGCCGATCCCAATCGGCTCCAGCCAGACGATCGAGATCCGAGGTAGTTACGCCGATCCGCAGGGCGGGTTCCCGATCAATGGACAGGACATGATCGCTCCTGTGATCACGACGGATTACCTGGCCAATACAGCGCAGGATGGCAGCGGGACCAATATTTCAGCCAACCTGACGATCGTCACGGGTTATGGCACCGAGGGCTTTACACACCAGGTCACGAATGGCAGCACCAGCAATGGCTGGATCACGAAATTCAACTGCCGCGGCACCGGGATCTACAATTACAACCCGATCGAGCACGTGGAGAAGGACAACGCATCGATCACACGGCGCGGGTATCAAACAGCAACGCTGGACCAGAAATATCAATCCACGCTGGACCAGGGCAGGATTTTTATAGAGACGGTCGTGGAGCTGGAAGCCGAGCCACAGACCAAGCTCCATAAAGTCACCTTCCTGGCAAACCAGTCATCGTCGCTCATGATGGCGTTCCTTAATTTTGGACCGGGCAACCTGATCCGGATCAAGCACGATCGGAGAGGCATCGATAGCTGGTTTTATATCCAGGGCGTGAGCGAATACAAGATCACGTCGGGAGGATTGATCATGTACACATGGATCGTAAAGCAAGCCTTAACTCTGGGATTGGGACTCTCGCTGATGGCTGTGGAATTCGGCGGCCACAGCACGACGGACGCGATCAATTTTGGATATATTCCCCACCTGGCCAATCTTACGCAGCGTTCGGTGAGCGTCTGGATCTATCTGGACAGCGATTCGCCGACCGGGTTTTATGGCATCGCATGCTGGGGCGTTAATTATCTGACCATGATCAAGCCGGACCGCAGGGCGCAGGTTTACAACGTGCACCCCGGGGGAGGGGGCGTGTATGGGATCTGGTTGTCGCCTGTCAATTCCGTGCCGCTGACGGCCTGGACTCATATCGTCTTCACGCACGATCTCTCGACCGCGACCAACGATCCGATCATTTACATCAATGGCGCGTCGCAGACGCTGACCGAATCCAGCACACCCGCCGGAGCGGTCGGATCTGAGACAGGCGATGAGTTTGTGATCGGGAATGCCCATTATGCAGGCAATGAATATGGCTCGGCGCTCGATGGGAAGCTGAAGGATGTGCGAGTGTATGACCGGATCCTTTCGGCTGCGGAGGTGACCGCGCTATACAACAGCGGCACACCGGACGCTACACTGGTGCGGACTGGTATGGACTTCCAGGCCTTCGCCGTGCGAACGCAGGACGTGAGCGCATACACCAATCTGACATTGACCGCGGCGGATAAGCTGATGGATGCGGTCCATTATGCGATCGGGACGCCGCATGGGAATCCGGTCGCGAGGACACCATAAGAGCAGAGATTACCGATAGGCCTATGGGAGACTATAGACTGGAGATTGGAGAACTATGCCTATAGATGAAACCATTCTTGATTTAACAAGCGCATCGCTGCCGTTGGCAGGCAGCGACCGGTTTGTCGTTGTGCAGAATGTGGCGACCACGCCTGTGACCAAAGAGATCACGAAGAGCGATCTGGAGAGTGAGCTCAGCGGAGGCGGATTGACATCCGGGCCGCAGTCCTTTGGCGATAATTATGTGATCACGCCATCGATTGCAGCCAACAACCTGACCGTGGCGCTCAAGACGGTCGCGGGCGCGGATCCATCTTCAACCGACAAGATCACGATCCGCATTGGCAATACCAAGCGCCAGATCACCGCGGCCATCAGCACGACCAAAGCTGCCGGCACGAACTGGTGCAATGCGGGCAGCTCCGAGCTGGCCGCGCAGGATGTGGATTACTTTGTGTACCTGATCCAGGAGACCGGCGCATCTGCGGGAACAAAGATCGGTTTCAGCCGAATCCCCTGCGCGAAGACCATGGGGGATTTTGTCAACACATCGACCAACGGGAAGTACATTGCTGGCAACTGGACGAACTTCAACTCGACGGACGAGGTGGAGAATATCGGTCGCTTCCGGGCGCAGCTCTCTGCGGGTGCAGGCTATAACTGGTCCATCCCGACTGCCAAGGTGTTCAACCGTCCTGTTTATGAAACAGACTGGCTGAACTGGACACCCACGCTTGTTGGATTTTCTTCAAACCCGACAAGTACAGTTTATCAATATCAGATAAGCGGTTTGAACATCACCATTAATCTAGCTCAGTCAGGCAACGGAACAAGTAACTCTACCGTGTTTACGGCGTCCCTGCCAATCGTGGCCAAAAACCTCACGAACATGCTTTGGAACGCTCCAGGATATGCTGTGGACAACTCAGCAGGATTGGCAAATCCTCCCTGGACTTATATTCAAGCCGCCGGAACTGTAATTAATCTCCATACAAACTGGCAAGGAGCCGCGTGGACTGCATCGGGCGGCAAGCGGGCTTTCGTCACGACGACCTATCAATATTAGGAGGCGACGATGTTTACTCTTCAAGATTTACTGAATGCGGGGCTGCCAGCAGTATCGACCGATGGAAATGGACCCAACGCAGCGACGCGCTTCGAACGGGAGCTGACGGCTGCCGAGTGGCTCACGTATTTGAGCATTGCGGATCCGGTCCGAGCGAGGCAGGTTGCTTCCAAAACGACCGCGAAGAATATCCCCAACTGGGCGACGTGGACGCAGACTGATTGGGCAACGTGGCGGGATGCGAATGTTTCAGCCACACAGATCGATGCGATTGGAAATCTAGCCGATGCAAAAGTTATGCTCAATAAGATGAGCGTTGTTCTGGACAGCCTGGCGAAGATGGAGATCGCATTGAGGGATCAGGTGTGGCCGGATCTGCCGGAGTAGGTTCCAGGTTTCAGGTTTCGGGTGTCAGGTTGGTAGAATGGGGGAATGAGTATCTTGCGACGCGAATCATTTTGGTTGGCCTTCATCCTAATTTTTTCGATCTGCGTGGAAGCCGCCTGGATCGAATGGGTGGGATTTGTGCGGGACGATGCGTATATCACCTTTTGGTACAGTCAAAATATCGCGCGTGGACTGGGGTTCGTGTTCAACGTGGGAGGAGAGCCTGTTTATGGGACGAGCTCGCCGGGGCTGGCGCTGCTCCTGGCCGCCTGGCTGAAGTTTTTTGACGATCCATTAGTCCTGGCGCTGGGATTGAATATCCTGGCGGGAGCGCTCTCGCTGTTTTTTGTGTGGGAGCTGTTTGAGATCAGCGATCAGCGGTCAGCGGTCAGTGGTCAGCGCGTGGTGATCGGGATGCTCGTGATCTGGTCCGATAAGCTGCTGCTGGAAATGATGGATGGCATGGAGACTTCGCTGGTGATCACATGCATGATGGCGAGCCTGTACTTCGTGGCGCGGGAAAAGCCGGTCTACGCAGGCCTGGCCGCGGGATGGATGCTGTGGCTGAGGCTGGATTCTGCGCTGTGGATCGTGGCGCTCGGAATCGTCTATTTTTGGAGATGGCGCCGGGGGACGCTGATCTTTCTGATCGTGGCCGGGATGATTTATCTGCCCTGGCTGATCTTCGCGCAACTCTACTTCGGCAATGTCATTCCAATGACTGCGATCGCCAGGCATGTGGCCTATGGTTGGAGCGTGCAGCCGTGGCCAACCCGCGCGTCGTTTCTCTCTATATGGCTGGCCCCGTTCACGATCCTGGACCATCCAGCGCTGGCGAGGATCGCGGCAGTGATCACGGATATCTGCGCGCTCGCAGCTGCGTGGATTTACTGGCGAGTCCTGTGGGTGCGCGCGCTGGCCATCTTCCTGATCATGCAGACGGCGATGCTGGTGGCTTTGAATATGACTGTGGAGCAGCGGTATTTCACAACGAGCCTGTACGTGCTGATGGTGCTGTTTGGAATCGGCGCGGCTGTGGCCTGGTCTCGAATTCGTTTTCTCTGGTTGCGAGGCGCGGTCGTGGGGATCTACCTGGTAACCGCATTCTATTTTGCGCTGCCTCGGATGGTGCACCTGCGGGATTTTCAACGGAATGTCTATGACGTGTCACTGGTTGGAATGGGAACCTGGTTGCGGGAGAATAGCCCGCGCGATGCTGTGATCTATCTGGAGCCACTGGGATATGTTAGTTATTACGCGGAGCGGTCGATGCTGGATGATGTGGGGCTTGTGACGCCGATCGTGGTCCCATTCAAACGAGTGCGCACGAATTCGTTTGAAATTGCGAACACGCTGAAGGTGGACTATATGGTGATGCACTGTGATGCAAACATCCCGGAAAATTTTCCCTTCGAGCTGGCGGTCCGCTTTGATCCGCTGAGTTTCAAGACGGGTCCAGAGATGGACGATCGGGCATTGCAATGGACGGCATGCTATGAAATCCATGAAAGAGTAGAGATTGGAGACTAGAGATTAATGAGCACTATGACCGCGGACCGTGTACGGATTTTTTCGTATCTGACGCGCACGCGCTTTCTGC